GCAGAAGTTGTACTACTTCACCTAATAAACCTTCTTGTGTTTTCTTTGCCATAACTTTTTATCCCATTTTTGCTTTCTGTTCCTTGTTACGTTTGTTCTCTTCTTCAATATGTTCCTTCATAAGAAGCAAATACAATTCCCTTTCCCATGGTAACATATTATCTAAATCCGACAAACTAAATTTATGGTGGACCATTAAAGCAAAATTAGTTTTTAACTGATTTGCTACGCTATCATGTGAAAGGGTTATGTAAAAAAATCGGTAAGTCCCTTTAACGTTTTAACATTATCTGTTCCACACGCTGTACATTTATACTCAATATCATAAGTTAATACTGGTGAGTCTTGCATAAATTCTATAACCTTAGCGAACTGGTCATTGTTTAAACTTTCAACAAACCTCACTACTTCTTTAAACGGTGCATCTTTACATGCAAATGTTTCTTCACCTTGATAAATTGTATCAATAGTTTTTGCTACCATATTAATAGCAGACTCAGTTTCAGTAGCTCTTTGAGCCTGAGTTAAACTATCTGAATAACTAATATATCTTAAGTCAACACTGATCTCATCATTTATCTTTATGTTCATCTCTTTATTTGTATCTAGATTAGCTACATAAATATTATCTAAATTAACTTTAATTTTTTGTTGGTGATCACACTCATCACTATCACATTTTAATTGAACTTCAATACCTTCACCTACAGATTTACTACGCAAAGTAGTAAACATAAATTCGATATCAAACATTGTTAGATCAGGTATTTTAATTGGTGATTCTACACACGCTTTAATAATATCAGTCACTGCTCTTTCAATTGCTACTTCACTTTCAGACTCTAATGCAATCAATAAAATCTTCTCTTCTTTGACCACGTATGGTCGGTATGTAATACTCTCGCCTGTCGAAGGCACAATCATATCATACTTTGGGGTTGCAATAATTGGCAACATATCAATCTCTCTCCATTGTTATAATTAAATTATACGTTTAAATGTATCTAACGTGTTCGCTCCTATCTGTAACATCTTGTTTGCTACATCTTCAAATCCATCAATCAATCCTACACTTTTAAAATTATCATATTCAAATGTAACACTTAATTCCATCATTCCATCTGATCCTTCAGATAAATCAATTGAACCTACCGTAATCGGATATGCATTCTCAAGCTTAATTGTATATCCAGGAATCACATCGTTAGATGATGATAGCTGCTGTATTATTATATCAGTGCTATACTCATCCTTATAAAATGCTTTATAGTGTCGACCCGCTGTATCAATAATCATCTCTTGCCACATATCAAAATACTTCTTAATATAATAATCATTCGTTAATAAGAATGACATACTCACTTCGTCTGTTGCAGCTGAATAAGGTTTCTTTGCCATGTGATGGTTATGCATAGCTTCAGTTGTAAGTATACGTTTACCTGGCATTGACGCTGTTTGACACAATAGAAACATATCTCTCGGATCATTAATAAAGTCTGCTATGTTAACACCATCACCTGATATTAAATTACTAAGTAATGTTGCAGGATTATATCCTAACAAACTATTTATAGATTTAGATGGATGAGATATATAGACAGCATATCTATTTCCTCTTGCTAGACCACCTCTACGATTAATCGTAGACTTCATTGTATCGATACCTACTGGCAATGACATTAGTATTTTCTCCTTGAATCTCCCCAGACAACTCTGGTAGATTTTTTCCTAAATGACGCTGTTTGTAAAAATATTGCTATGTTCCATTCTGATGCATTCACTTTCATAACATTAGAAGTTACATTAGGTGTTAAATAATGTTTAAAACATGGTGCAAAGTATTTATATTTTGACGTGGCTTGTAGAATCTTGTATGTTATTTTAAACTTTGTTGAATCATCAAACTTTTGATTATTTGCCACATCATTTAATTTGTCTAAAAATATCGCACGAACTTTAGGTGGTAGGTAATGCAAGTTCAGAGCAGTAAATCCACCCTTTACTTTACCTACAATAATTGATAAAGGAAATGTATCATAGTAAGGCAAAGTTTGTTTATGCTTTGGATTATATGTGTACATAACCATATCACCAGATCTAATCTTTGTCTTATTAAGCCTATCATCTTTTAATACACTAGGACCTAACTTACCAAGCTTCTTAACATTCTTAGAAAACCATTTGTCTGCTTCTTTACTACGTGCTTGCAATCCTTTACGAAATGCTTCTGATTCTAACTTGTCGAATAAACTAGCCACTAAATGTCTCCATTAATTGAGGTCCAAATACCACCATAATATATGCTATGATACCAAGAGCAGCTATACCACCAAGCAAAAACTTTATTTTAAAATCATCTACCACCATTTTGAATCCTATTATTTCATTCCCTAATATTCTCAGAGATAATTCTAATTTGCCGTCGCTGTTTTCTTCTTCCATGTTTATATTTATACTCTTTTCTTTAGTGTCTTCCATATTCTTTTACCAACCTTTGTCTTACTAGCTTTCATCTTCATACTCATAGTACGTATACCCATAGCTTCTAATTCATGTTCAGTCCATATCTGAAATTCATATCCACGTTCCTCACAAAACTTCTCAGCGTACTTCCACTTAGATATATTCTTCATATAAGTTAATGCTTCATTAAGCTTTTTTCTTTTAGGTGGTTTAGTCTGTGGCGATGGCTTGATCTCTACTAAGAGAGTACGGCCCGAAGTTGTTCTTATAGTGAGGTCAACGTAGTATCTGTGAGCCTTATTATCAGTTGCACATATGTAACCTATGACAGTTTCTTCTGAGTTCCACCACTTCACCCAACTTGCAGTGTCCATATATCTAAATGCATTGCGTTCCCATAGTGATCTATACTTAATATTGTCAACATTACCTCTATACTTGGCTATGTTTTTTGGCTTCCATGATCCAGAATATGTTTTTTTCATACAACTATTTATACAAATCGTTATAAATAAGTAATATACAAACCAAGGAACGATTATGCCATTACAAGATTTCGAAATGGGCGCAAGAGCCAATCATGATAAGGACGGATTTCAGCATTGGAAATATCCATCAACAGTTGGTAGTGATACCTATCAAGATGATATAAACTTTAATAGCCACGAAGATTCCGAATACGCTAAAAAGCGTATGGGCACTATTGATCAAATGACTAATGAACCATTCATGATGTTTGAATTTCTTAAGGTTGACGGTACTCCGAATAAGAATAATTCAAGCTTTGCACAACAAGGTAAAAAAGGATATAATTGGACATCAGCGTTTATTAAAAGTAATGCAGCTGGAGGAATAGGATTAGCTGCAGATCTATTAAATCAAGATAATACTGTCGGCCGTGGAACAAACAGAGAAAATGCAATTATGACAGCTGCTGGTGGTCAAAATTCAGCAGTAGTAAATAGTAGTGTTACAAACGGTAAAGCCCTTGAAGATTCAAAGGGATTAATCGAAGCTTATACAACACCAGTAAGAAGAACATATACAGGTTCTATTTGTTTATACATGCCAACTGGAATTGAAATAACTGATGCTGTAGCCTATAATGATAACACAAGACAATTTGCTGCAGGTTTAAATGAGATGGTTGCTGGCGGCGGTTCAGATCCCTTTAATAATAAAGCAGTATTGGCTAGTACACAAGCAATTTCAGTATATGGTGCAGCGGCAGGTAAATTAGGTGGTGGTGCGATGTTAGGTGCTTTAGCTGGTTATGGTGTTGGTGATATTATTGCAACTGAAATGCAAAGATCTACTGGTGCTCTATTAAATAAAAACGAATTCGCAGCTTATGGCTCAACACCGTTGAGAACATTTAGTTTTAACTGGACTATACTACCCGATTCAGAACAAGAATCTGATCAAGCAGCGGGGCTTATTAAATTCTTTAGGGAGTCTATGCACGCCACAAAAAATAATCAAGTTACAATCACTGTTCCTGATCATTGTATAGTATCATTCCATGGTTCAAGAGATATGATTCAATTACCTCCTGTTGTTGTAGAGAATGTAGGTGTTACATATAACCCAAATAATTCTTCATTCTTTAGAAGGAATAATTCTCCAGTAGAAATTGCATTAACTATAGGACTTAAAGAAATTAATCCACTGTATAAAGATGATATTAAGGCGGGGTATTAAATATGTATTTTAAAAACATTAATAACGCAGCAATAGATATAGATGGATCAGGCAATTTAGATATATTAAAGAATCTAACTTCAAGAGCTAAGGTATCTGATGCCTTAATTAATAATGCAGGTTATTATCAGACAGTATCAATTATAGATGGTGAGAGACCAGATCTATTAAGCCAACGTCTATACAACAGGCCAGATTTTCATTGGACATTCTTATTGCTTAATCCAC